CTGTTCTATTTCATAAATACCATCTACTGAAGGAGGGTTTGTAATTTGAAACACATTGCCAACTTCTGAATTTAAGAAGTCTCCAAATAAATCAGTAACAGTTGTGCTTCCATCGCCTTGTAAAGAATTGCCGAGTTGAGTGCGATAAGCAAATCTAATTACTGGAAATGTATTATTGCCACTTGGATTTGTAATTGAATAGGCTTCCTTAATTTCTACAGCAGTACTATCGCTAGTAATATCAAATGGTTTCGCTGTAATAATAATAGAGTAGAATAATTCCCATTTGTTTATAGTGTTGATTTTACCAGGAGATGTAAAAGTAACTGTTTCGGTTGTTGATGGTCCGATGCTTGAGTTTCCATTAAATACAACTGTTACCGGAGTTGTAAAATCAACATTATCACCAGTAACACGAACTTCTAATATGCGGCCCTCTGTAGAATTACTTGGTTGCGTATAATATCCATCAGTAAATGTCGATACAAAATTACTTCCCATTATACTTGAGTTTTCTGGACCAATTGGAATTAATGGTAATACAATAGTTTTAATTGTAACATCATCCAAATTAACTGGTGGTGGCAACCCTGTTCTAAGCACAGAATTATCACTCCACAAATATACAGTATCCCTACAACGCTTATGATTTAATCCAAATGTTTTTATCAGAACAATATCACCAGCATTAACGTTATCAAAAATTGTTAATACTCTTTGGTTTTGTGCATTTCTATCAATGGAATATGACGGGATCTGTGCTCGTGTTCCAGGAATTTCTGTTTCAATTCCAGTAATACCATTTTTTACAAACACACCAATATTTTTATAAATATCAATCTCTGTGCCAACAACAAACTGGGGAGGGTTTATAATAAATCTAGCATCACCCAAAGTTGCCGGCATAACTGCGTTTAATATTAGACTGTTTCCTGAAGCGCTAGAAATTGTATATTTTCCAAAACCCTGCTCTAAGATATCAATTATATAACCATCATCAAGCACAGTAAAACTAAAACTTTGAGAGGTTACTATATTGGATCCTTGGTTTGTTACTAAATCATCTCCAACTATAGAATTATTAAAGACAACACCAACAATTTGCTCTGGAACGATTGTGCGGAATCTTTCTGTTGATGCTATGGCCGGAATATTTCCATAACGAGCTAAATTTGGAGTCTCAAAACCATCAATATATAAATGCATTTCATCTCTGCGATCTGATGAGTTCAAAACCCAAGAAATACCTATATTATGCTTTTGCCCAGCAGCCCAGTTTTGTATATCTGAACTAACCTGATATACGTTTCTTCTTTCTGGATTTAATTTACCAAAACCACCCTTATCCCAAATTTCAAATACAAGATATCCACGCCCATCTTTATATAGAGAAAAACGATTTTGATGTTCATTCTTTCCAAAATCAAAGAAATAATGCTGATCATCTGACATGAATTGAATTCCATCAAACGAATAACCTGGAACATATCCGTCCCCAAAATTATATCCATCTGGGCTCAATACATCATAACTATCTAAATGAAATTCAAAATCAATAGTCTTTATACCAGAACGCAAAACATCGCTTGCTTCTGAAAGATCTGGAATAAACTTTACATTATAAAAAGACCCAGAAGATGTAATTGTACCAGAATACACATACCCATCAGCTGGATTATCTTTTGCCAAAACCTTCCACTGTTTATTATCGATATCATAATAAATAAACACACCAACTTTTGAGAAAATTAATGCTGGTAATCCTTGCGGTGATTGTGCATCTAATCTATTAACAGAAAACCCTCCATTTATAATATTTGGATTATAACAGAATGTTCCAATGTAAATATTATCTGCGGTTAGAGGTGTTCCATTCTTAAACAACTCAAAAGTAATGGTTGCATCATTGTCTATGCCATCCCAATCAGTAATTACGCACATTTCTAGAGTGCCTTCTTCTAGCCTTAGATTATTTGAAATTGGAAGTGTTGCTCCATCTCCAATATTTCTAACAGCCAATCCTTGATCAAAAGCACCAATGGTTAAATATGGATTACCAAGTGTTTCAGATTGTAACTTTTCAAGATAACTAAATCCTAATGACCAAAATGTAGCTTCTATAATTTCAGGATCTATTTTGGTTACGCTTGATATTAATTGCTTAATGGCCGTAATTGTTGGACCCTGAGTAAATGTTTGAAGAGCACCTTGCAAAATATCTCTATACGTTTCCCTATCCAATTCCTCATCAAAAACCTGAAGCTCATCAACCTGAACAAGACTTCCAAAATTTGATAATAATGAATTTCTTAATGCACCAATTGTATATGTAGTATAATAAGTATCATTTTCCTGAATTGAGTTACTTATACGACAATCAATTACATTATCACCCCATTCATAACTTACCAATATCTCATCTGCACAATATGAATAACTAACAAAGAAATTACCTCTGTTGTAATCTATAACCGGAGTTGACCCAGCATTCATAACAACGGTGTATTGGACATTAACAGCATCACCAACATTAGCCCCACTAGCCACACTAAGAGTAATAGAGTTACCAAGCACAATTTGACTACCATCTAATAATTGGGCCTGGTCATTTATACGAACTACACTTTGAACAATTCCTATTTGTATACCAGCTGAAATAAATGGAACTGTTATAATTAATCCAGAACCAACAACACCCATAAACGTTTTAGAAATACCAATATTATTTAGTGTAATGATATTAGCTGAAGATGTGGCCGAATCAGCAAAGTTAGTTGGTTCTATACTGTTATTTAAATCATAAACATCATAAATTCCACGCACAGTGTCAATATCATCTGTAACCGTAATTGTATTATTAAAGAAGATATATGGATTTAATATGTCTTTATTTAAAAATCGTTCATCAGAAAAATCCAAAGTATTAGTGGTTGTAGTAATTGCCCCTTCACCAAATGAATCATAATTATATGTTTTAGATGGCCCAAAATTCAAGTTTATACTAGCATATACATTTGAAACGGATATAACATGTGTATTTATAGGACTAATAACTGATGTCTTATATGATACAGTACCAACACTTAGACTTTGATTATCTACAACACCAATATAAACAATACCATCACGATAATTTACCTGATATTGTCCAACTAATAATCTGTTTATATTTTCAAACTCAGTTAATTCTTGGCTATCGTAATATAGTTCTTGGTTAAAAATATCTGTCTGACTAAAACCAACACTACTATTAAAGCTAGAACCAATAACATCCTCTGTGCTACTCATGATATAATTGTTTTGAAGTTTAAATTTCAAAACCTTAATGGAAAGAGTAAATTCTTTTTCTAGAATTAAAGTTTCGTTTGAGATTATTGTAAAATTAGCCCTTTCGGTAGTATCATTAATATGTGGTGGTGTTCTTGAGTTGAAGAATATTTTTTGATCTGTAAATCTACTTAATGAATAAACTTCGCCCGTTGTTTCATTGAAAATTTTGAAAACATCAGTAATTGGAGAATTTAAAGTATATATAGAATTTAATGTAGCTATACGGTTTTGAACACGCTCATTTAGGCTTTCAACATGTACATTTGCATTATAATCTATACCAGGAATGAATGTTTGTTCAAATAGATAATTAATTTTTGCAGAACTACCTATCAATTCTCTAAAAGGAGAAGCTACTAAATCATTAAACTCTGGAACGTATGTATAATCAAGACGAGAAACATAGGTTTGCCTAAAATAATAATTCATAACCGGAGGAAAATTACCAGTTCCATCATTTGTAACGGCTCCATAAACAAACACGCGACCAGTTGAATAATCTACAGAATACTCACCAGGGAAATTTGGCAAACCACCCTCACGGTACGGAATCTCTTTCAAAAATGCTAAATGAGTACTTTGAAACGGAGTTGCTGAATAAGGATCTAAGAACTGTATTCCGCCTTGGGTTGGTATTTTATCGCTAGCAGTAACAACCGGAGCATTGTTTAAAGAAAATAATGACGTTAAAGCTGGAGCCACATCACGAATTACAGGAACAATTTCAACAACACTTACGCTGTTTTGATCTATTACACGCCCAAGAGATTTATACTCATAAGAAACAATAATTTTATCGCTTCCTCCTGGCAAAACAAAACTAGGATCTTCCTTCAAAGAATCATTTAATTTAACTTGGTTATTAGCAAGCGTTATCAGTCGTCGGCCAAACTGCGTATCATATTTTGGATTATTTATCTGATACCCAAAAGATCTAATATCATAATTTAATGTATATCCATCAGCATATTGGATTGTAACACTGGTTAGCTTGGTTATTGGTGTTTTATTCAAAGTCAATACCAAATCATCATATGTTCTACTTCCAATTCCAAGAGAAAGTGATTCTCCAGTAACAATATCCCTCTGAAGCGTAACTGGATCTGATGGAAAATCGTCAAACACAATTACCCCTTGTAATATTTCATTTGTAGGGGTAGATCCAACTCTCAAAACCTGAAATGCACCTTCTTGATTTAAACGATCCCAGGGTCCAAAACTACGGATCTTTTGTTCATCTGTTATTAAAACCTCTAGATAGTTTGCTGATTTTGTTTGACGAATATCTGCTTGTGCTTTATTTAATAAATCAGAAATTTGGTTTAAAATAGTACGCACAAATGTTTCTCTAGATAAATCATAAACACTATTTGATCCGCCTAAATATGTAATTAGATTATCACGAGTTGGATTATAAGCATTCTCAGCACCTAATACTTTGGCCGAATTTGCCTTACCATCCTCAACTAAAAATTGATTTCCATCCTGACTGGTGAACCTAACCGCATTTGTAGAAACAAACAATACATTATATCTAGCATATGGTGTTTGTGGTAATGTAGTTATAGTTAAAATATCTTCAAAAACATAAACACTTACAACACCAACATCGGGAACATTAATTACTTCAGACAATATCTGTACATTAGACACCGCAAGAGTATCAGTAATATTAGCCGAAAACCTTGCTTTAATGGTTCTACTATCAGCCGCATTTATGTCTAATATTCTTAAATTTGCCACTTTTACCTGTTTATTATCTAGTTTCGATTAGTGCCAAAACATTGTTTGCTTGAATATATTGATTACTATTTGCCACAATACTTAATACTTGTCCCACAACCCCATCCTTGTTAAAAGCCAAAACCCTAGCTCTATCAACACCACTTACGGTATACGCCACATCTATAAAATCAGATGCGTCTATTGTGGTTGCAAGCTGCGTAGCATTTAGAGAGTTTGTAACAGTGTCTCTAACATTCTGCGAAACAACATTACTTGACGTTTCATATCCAGGAGAAACAACAATGGCCAAAGTAATATTAACCAAAATAGGAACAGCAGCCTTGACCAAAACATCAGCTCCTACTGGTCGTGTTCTTTCAATAGCAAAAGTATTATCTACAATTACCTGGTTTATATTATAATCTATGGTAATACGCTCATTTGGTTTTGGAGCTATATAATCATAGAATAATGTATATCTAGATCCTTGAACTGGTTGATTTTGAGGCGCAATAGTAAGTGTAGCCGATTGTGATGTAGCAGAAGTAAAACCACTAGAAATAGATATTGAATTTACAAAAGCGAATATGTTTTGTGTATACAATGTACCACTCTTGCTAAACGATACATTTTCTATATTATTTGTTTTTTGTATATAAAATGTAATTCTAACACTATCTCCAATTTTAGGTATGTTTTGATTATTACCAAGTGTATTTGGAAGCTTAATTTGTGTTGGGTTTAGGTTTGAATTAACAACAGCTTCGAATTTTGAAAAACTATTATCCAAAATCTCATAACCAAAAACATCATAAGAGTGGTCTACAAACGATACTTCATTTATAAGAGTTACTGGGTTCTTTGACAACTCAACTTTTTCAAAACTAACCAATCTAATAACACCAATACCTGATGGAATTGATTGATTACTATTCAAACCCAACGCCAATTTTATTGATGCTGACAAATCCTGTGTAAGACCATTAGATGTTACCACAAACGTACTATCAAAAACACCTTGAAATGTAGTTCCTGAAACCGTAATTACGCCTGGTGAAATTGTTCCCGCAATTGTAAGTTTTAGTCTGGTTGGTGCTCTACGAAGATTACGCTCAATTGATGGTGCAAAATTTGGAATAGGAGAAGGGTTTGGAAAATAAATATTGGTTATTGGTTGCGTTCCAAAAACAGCACTACTTCCATAATAAAATCCATTTCCATTTCTAAATATCGGCAATAAAGATAATGTAGTTGACGGAATTAGTTGTGTAATATTTGCCAGATAATTAACCTCAACCATTGTTCCGGCAGTTACGCTTGTAGATGCCGGAAGTGTTATTACAGTATCACTAAAACTTCCAGAAATACCTCCACTCATAAACTGATCGATGGCATTATATCTTACACTTACAATATCACCATACTTAGCTGTTGTATCACTTGGAAGATAAATTGTAAAGCTGCTAAAACTTCCATCCTTAGCTCCTGTATTATAAACCTCAGCATTGTCAGAATCTATTGTTATTGATACTACATTGGTAACTATAACCCCTACAATAACGGCTAACTTTCCACTTACAAGAGTAACTTGAACAGAATTTAAATCTTGGAATGTATTTACAGAAACAACCGCATTAACTGGAAGTGTTACATTTATAACCAATTGTGTACCAGCTGCCTGAACTATAGATTCTTCTCTACTGACATTATTAGAATATCCCCAATCAATACTATCAACAACAGAACGAATATTATTAGAAGTTATTCTGTTATCGAAATCCCAATTTGGATCGTAATCAAAAACCCAATTATAGTCTACTTGTAAAATATCACTAACCGCAGGAAGTGTTGATCCAGATATTGAAATTAAACCTGAACTATTCTGAGAGCCTCCATTAGGATTTTGATTTGTAACTATATATCTTTCACCAGTTGTTTGATTAAAAACACGACTTACAGAAGTAATTGATTTGTGGGATAGGTTTATAGAAGAACGATCTTTTGGATTAACTATACTGTTTTCGTTTGTAACCTGAATATTTTGCTGAACAGATCCTATTTTGGTAACATCACTAAAATTAGTTCCATCTTGACTATTAAATTTACCCTTTGTTATATCTTCTGGTAAATTACGAATTCTATCATCAACCCAATGTAACTTATCAAATCCCCATGGACTACCAGCGTATACACCAGTATCAAACAATAATTCATAATTACCAGACACTACACCAGATGCATCTACAGATTTTGGTAAGAAATTTGATCCGCTAGAAGAACCAGTCACACTAAGAATATTGGTTACTGGTTGGCTTGGTAATTGTTGATTCTTAATATCATCAATTCTTTTTTGAGGAACTGTTTTATTATTATCATCAATAATCTGTCCCAAAACAAAATTATTTGATGGATCAGTTGGATCGTTTTTATTACTATGATCAAAATATACAAAACTATCAATTGTTTCAGAAAGCCTAAATCCATACGCATAAATATCTACTTTTCCACCCGTGCCCTCTGAAACTATCGTACTTGTTCCATCTTTGGCCGTAACAACTTGAGTTCCGTCACGAGTCATAAGTATATCACCAGGAACAACCACCAAGGCATCAATCACATCAGAATCAGCCAAAACAGTATTTTTATAACCAGTAGAAGTTCCAGTATTAGATCCACTAAATATTCCAAGAAGTCTACGCTTAAAGGCAGAATCAGTTTCAACAGTAGAACCACCACCAAATGAAGATGGGTTAGTTACACCAGAAACTCCAGGAATTGTTGTACTGATTAGTGAATAATTGGAAATATTACCACCACTACCGGTTGAGGTGGCTTGAACCGAAACCTCAATGGCATATTGGTCAGTAATTCCAACAAAAGCTAAAGCAGCAGCAAATTTTGAAGCAGTAGCCCTATATGTATTTTTATTTACCAGAGAAACAGTTGTTGAATTTACTACACTAAAGGTTGATCCATTACTGGCCGAAATAATTCCGCCCTTATTAATCGGTATATCTGCTTCTATATCATTAAATGTTAATAAGGCCTTTCCAGAAGACTGTGTGCCTTGTTTTCTGGAAGCACCAAAATTAGAAGCTAGAGCATCAAGCTCAGATCCAACAGAATTAAATAATGATTGAGCCCCCTGTACACCACTAAGCTCTTCGTATAAACCAGACAATTGAACGGCAGGACCATCTACAAGCAAATCACGAGCTACTTGCCCAGGCTTTAAATCAAGTTCAGGCTGGGCTGTTCTGTAGTAATCTAGTGTTCCATCAACAATTTCTTGCGCAGTCCTAACGCCTACCATAAATTACCTCGTGGCCATAAAATACTATATATCAAGCACTTACAAATGCCGAAATATTAGCTAATTACTGCGAAGCTAACAGGTACACGCTGATTTGCTGCATTGATAACTGTTATGCTTACAAAAAACTGTCTAGGATCATCTTTTGCTTGGCTAATTGAAACATCCTGAATTGCAGAAATTTGTTCTTCTGGCGTTACTGTTTGATTATTTTTTATTTGTTGTAACTGAAGTGTTTTTAAATTTTCTATACTAGATCTAAGCTGATCTTCTGCAACACCCACAGAAACAACATCGGCAGTACCAACCAATGCCTGATTTATGGGTGACCCGTATCCTGGAAAAAACGGATTAGAACCAAGTTGTGTACTTATAATTTTCAAAATATCTTGAGTTAATTTATCAGAATCAACAACGGTAACCAAAACCCCATTTTTTATGACAAGATCCCCTCCTGAAAGTTTTAAATCAAAAGACATATAATCATGCTAATTTATGCAGAAGATCTGGCAATATCTCCAGAATCTCCCTCGTTTGGTGATCCTTCCAAAAATCTTAATATCCAATCACCATACGCAAGAATTTGTCCAATTTTAGAAACAAATAAATTATATGAGGCTTTTGTATCTGTTTTCAATTTCACAACCCTAGCTTCAGTAGCAGCCGTATTAAGCTCTGGAATTTTATTAAGTCTATCCGCAGCCTGATCGTCAATTAAGTCCAATAAAATAGGAATGTCTACCGACCACAATGTCATGTAAATAGCCAATATATCTATAAGACCAAGCCCACTTACCTCTCCAGAAATAAGTTCAATTGTTCTAAGCGCATTACTACCTTGACTTTCTAAACTGTTTTTTTGTGAATTTGCATTAGTTAAGTCATTATCAAAAGTATCGGCCATATTTTGGAATTCAGAAATGGTAAAATCACTAAATGACAAAGCTGTACCATCAGAATTAGTTCCAATATCATCTTGGTTCTTTGCCAAAATTGCTTTGGTTTGTAATTGTGAAATTCTGCGATCAATTTCCCAACTATCTTGAAACCCCTTTGGAACAATAAAATCTGAAGAAACAACAGTGCCAGCCTCCGGCCCACCTTGATTAGGAAGAGGAATCCACATTATTTTTTTACTTACATCTTCTATTACTTTTATATTTTTGTGATAAATACTAATTAAACCCTTATATGTTCTAACCAAATCATTAACCATATAAAATTCAACTAATCCTATTCCAAATAATTTTTCAGCGTCAACAGTGCTTATTCCAACACCCAAAATAGAAGATATCTTTTCACTCTTAGATGCAGTATTTGATGCAGCTGTCGGAAAAACAATCCCAGCGGTAGCGTAAGTATTTATAAGATTCTGTTGACGTAATCTAAGTCTTAAAATAAATTCCAACCCAGGACGTTTTGCATATTTACCTTTCTCGTATTCAAGATCATTCCTATCAAGAAACGGGGCACCAACAATAACACTACCCGATCCTGATTTTGGATCTAGATTTGCAGAAATAATAGGATCTGTAGTGAAAGGCGCCAATATATGTGTAACTATTTCGAACGTATTATTAATTTTAGACCCATCTTTGTTTTGAAAAAAAGTATTTATAAATTTTGTTCTAGCAGAAATCGTTTGGATCTGTGGAAACGGGCTGTCTAAAGTTGATTCACCCATAGAAACAAAGAAATTGCGCTGGCCTTTTGGAGTCGCCAAGCCAAGACTATAAACACTCGTATCGACATTTTGTATTGCAAATCTACTTAGGCGATCTCTGGCAGAAGACTCTCTTTGTGATACTATATTTTTAACATTAATAGGTATTTTTGAACTTATTGAATTATTACGATCTGTTTCATCACCGGTTAATAATGGGTTGTAACCAGGGCTAAACAAATTTCCACCAGGCTCAATTACCGGCAATCCAAGTATTCTATAAAACGCATGACACCTACTTTCTTGTGGTTGAAGAGATGAAGTTAATTGATGCTGGTCAGGAGAACCAGTAACAATTGGCGCATTATGGCTTCTGTATTGATCTATAGGCACAATATATTTTTGAACCAAGTTACCAATATCAAGATCAATACCATGAATATCATTTAGCTCGTTTTCTGGTGAGTAATCATTTGACTGCTGCTTTGCCATTATGTTCCATCCTCTGCAATATCAGTTTCATCAAATCTATTTACATATTCATCACCCTGATCTCTTCTATAAGTATAAGACGTCTTGTCTATAAACTCATACGAAACAGTGCGATCAACAATTTCACTTGGTAAATTATCGTTATCTCTGTTTATAATATTGGCTATTGTTTCATTATTTATTAATCCTGTTATCTCTCCCTTTCCGGCTTTATCACTACTTAATGCAGCAACAAAACTTCCATATCCATCATATACAAAATCAGAAACTTTACCTAAGGTTGCGTTAGCTTTTATTATTCCTCCCAAACACGCCGCAATTTCTGAACTAACACCAACTGCCAATTGAGTACCAGTTTTATCACGAAGAGTAACTGATACTTGAATATCATGATTTATAAATTGAAGTTCTGGAGAAACACCAATATCACTCTTGAATCTATCTGCTGTTGCTGCTGTTCCTCTACAATAAAAATCAATACAATTATCTTTTAGTGAATTCAAGCAGTTACTCATATCACTTTGGAAAACAGCAGCCGTCTCAGCATTAAGATTACTTCTAAATGTTGTAAGTGAGTTTCTCAAACATGTTATAGTTCCATCAACATCAGGAAGATCACCAACCTTATCCAGAACACTTCTAAGATCACTAAACTCTGCATTTACTACGGCAGCCTCAGCGGCAGTATCTGGTTGGCACATTAATCCAATAAGCTTATCACCAATCAAAACCTCATGATTATATTTTAGATTATATTGCACATCTGTAAAATTATAACCATCATCAAACGCGGGGAATGAATTTGAAGATTCAATTGGTCTTGTAATTAGAGTTTCAAGTGTCGCTTGTGTTCCATTAATTAAATATGGGCTATAACCATCAATAGATGTCTTATCAAACTCAAATACTTCACCACCAACTAAAGATACACTTCCAGATGCTACTTGTAATTCAACGCCATTATTCCATGACAAAGGATATACTGTTGGTTTTTGGCTAACAGTAATATTTCTAATATTCATAGATCGTTTTCCACCAATATCAGATGGATTACCAAAATTTCTAGGATCTATTGTTAGTGTAATATCTAAAATATATGGCACATAAACCAAATTAGCTTTATTATCAAAAGTATCATTATTTGGCCAATATATGAACCCAAACCCTGGTGAGGGGGTAATTATATTTAAGAAACTGTATCTTCCTGGACTATCATCAACAAACTGCCAACGCTCTGGTCTTATTGTTAAGTCTGCGTTTCTCATAAAATCAAACAAAGGATCTGCTGGTAAAAATGGTTGAATCTTGCTTTGGTATATTAGATGTCCAGTCGCCGACAAAAGACCATCAGGATTATTTGATATAAATCCCGGACAAAAATCTTCAGTACAACAATCAGAGGCCGTTCCACCACCACTACCATTACTACACACGGTTCTACCACCAATGCTCATTAATGGTTTTATAATTGCTAATAAAGAAGCTATTCCCATCAACAAACTAAACAACTGCTCAATCAAACAAAGCAAATACGCCAGTTTTTGAATTGCATTTAATATAGCCTTTTCATCTTTTACCTGCATTGCTCTAGCTAGAATTTTTAAGTTTGCAATTATCTGTTTGATATACGCTTCAATTACACTTATCATATATTCTATTAGTGCAATCAAAAGAAGAATCAAAGCCAATATCATAATCAACAAAGCTATCCACGGAAACAATGCAAGAAAATCCGGCAAACATCTCTTGAATAGACGCCTGATAGCCCTAAGAGTAGCCCATGGATTAAGTAAGGCACAAAAAACATCTATTATACAAAGAATTACATTTAATAAGGCTTGGAAGAAATTATACAATCCAAGGTATGGCGCTAATTTATTAAACAAACTAGCCAAAGCATCCCAAACGCCCTTGGTCATAGAATCTGTAGCAACATCAAACCTAACGCCATTTGGAAGTAGTGCAAAAAGCCTGTCCATCAAAGCTATAAGATCTTCTGGTAACCCTGGTGGAATTGAAATATCAGGAAATGGAATCTTAGGAATAGAAAACGGCAAACCAATACCAGGTATCTGAGTGCTTGGTCCCGGTATAGGAATGTTAATATTGTTGTCACTTGGATTGCAAACCATTATATACTCCGCCCTGCTGCACCCTCTGTTGCTCTTAATACCAATCTAGAAGTAGCTGGGTCTGATGCGTAAAAATAAATACTCTCAGCATCAAAATACATATTACTATTTACTGACTTAAATCTCATTTCACCTTCACTTACTATGTTAATGTCTTGAGGTGTATGGATTTTTATACCCTGAGGATCAATTCTTATTGTATGAAAACTTCCAGAATTCCAAATCCTAATATCAACCGTACCATCCCTGGCTATATTAGATTGTGCAGAAAACCTTGAATCTGTACCAATCGCTGGACCACCTACCTGCATTAATAAATCTCCATCCAAAGTAGCCGCTAAAGAACGATTAAAAATATCACGACCAATAGCAGCAACCATTCCACCAGCACAGTCAAGCCACAAACTTTGACGATCAATAGTATTTGCTCCAACACTAAAAGAAAGCATTCCATCAAGAGATATAGTTCCGCTTCTGCCACCAGCATTAGCTCCAGGCCCAGATACCGTAATTGATGGAGATACAACATTTCCAATTGCTGGAATAGAATTTATTATACTATCATCATACCCAGATGTGCTTCCTTCTTTAACTGCATATGGTTTATCAACCTTATGAAATATAAGACCACCAGAAATATCATGAAAACCTGTACCAAGCTTTATAACACTACCATCTAATCTACTAACTGGCGCTGCAAAATTCTTAAGACTATCCTCAGTACTAATTAAAGAAACAGCCCCTACGCCATGAGGCTCTAATTCAATATCAGTGTTGTTTGTTGTATTGCGTAATAATTGTCCTCTATCAATATTATCTTCAAACCCTTTAATATTGGAAAAATTATCATATCTAACTAAAACAGGAACATTACCTGTTTCACTAGATGCTGGAACATTAAATTTAAATTGTCCTTCTTTATCAGTATCAAAAAAGAACCTACTTCTATTTCTAATATAATTATCTGTGTTTGAATAATCAGGCAAACTTAAATTATCATCTTTGCGAGCATTAATTTCAAAATGATAAGCAAGACTTTTTCTAAGTTGATTACGCAAATTAGCAAACACAACATTTTTATCATCCTGGCTTTTTCTAAATGACAACGAATCAACAAGGCCATTTGGAAGAATATTTCTGTTAATATCCAGAATGTTTCCATAAATATCAACGGCTGTACCAATAATTATTTCTGCTAAATAATTAGGTTGGTCTAAACTCAAACTCATTGTATCTGTTCGGCTTTTCTTTCTTTGATAAGGCAGTGTTCCTGAAATATCTTCACCTGCATAAACCCTTTCTTCAGCATTATCATTAGTATACCCAAAACTATTTACGAACTCATAATACATAGTTCGGCTTTCGGCCAATGCAGGATTTCTATCAGCTGAAGATGAAACTGATGGATGCGTTCTTGGATCTAAACCAATTGGTATAAGGCTTGAATTATATGGATGATCTGTAAGTGAAGAACCAGCAATATCTCTAGTAGTGTTTGAATTAAGATCACGAAGAACTGGTCCTGTTATTTCACGATGAGATTCTGTAAAATGCATTTCTTGCAGGAATCTTGAACTCCAAATACCAAGAATAGGATCTGCTTGAGTAAAATTTGTTGAATCGCCCTGAGTTACACCATCATTTGGATCAACAAGTACGCTCACATCGTTATCAACAAGAGTAACATATCGGCCCTCTCGTAATTTATCCATTGAAATACGACGCGCACCATTAGCATCATACCTTGATATTGAGTCTGGTTGATCGTAACTTACAAATATCCACTCAGCTCCTTGTCCTTGAGTTACAAAGATATTGGTTCCTCTCATTGGAAAACCACAAGAAATTTGACCTCGCGGACCAGCCCAAGCAACAGGAATCTTAACTGGCTCAACTATACCAGAAGATGTTAATGGCAAAGAAACCATTACCACACCTTTAACAAGATCAACCTTCTTGATAATTCCTCTAATTGGATATCCTGGAACCGATCCTATATGTGTACTAGCTCCCATTATTCTCCCTTTACAGTTCCATTAGCTATTGATGCTTTTGCTGCGGCCACTGCATCATTTGCACTTTGTTCTGATTGACTATTACCAGAAGAATTACTTGTTGTATTTGAAACCACTGTATAATCAATAAACATATCGAGCACAGTATTTGCTAATAATAATTTAAATCGATCTGGTTTTGAATTTCCTGTATCTATTGCTCTTGTTACAGATATTGCTGATGCTGATGGTCCTTGAGTATTTTTTGTAGGGATTCCGTCTGGTGAAATTGATGGCATATCAGAAACCAACGCTACTCTTGTCTGATTATTTGGATCGCTAAAATCAACCAACTCAATAACTATATCGTCCGGATTTAATCCAAACGATCTGGTTTTTCCTGTATTTGCCGAAAGTAAACCGGTTGATGTAAGGATTTCAGGATTTAAGAACCAATTTCTAATGCTTTGGGCCAATAAAAACATATCAGAATCATAAGATCCATCGGTTTTATAAATTACTATTTTAATAACTGATTTTTGTCTTTGGAAATGCACCTGATTTAAACTACCACTAACAGCAAGCAAAGCATTACTCAAGATATCGGTATTGCGCTGGCCATAACTACCACTCAATAAAAGTTGAATTGGCTCTACACCCACAGGAATTCTGGTATTAGAAAGCCCAGAATCTCTTGGTTGAATAAATGTAAGAGCACCAAGAGAACGTGCAGAGCCCAACATTTCAAAACGCTCACTTCTATATTGCCCAGTAAACCCTTTAGCACCATACAAAATTTTACCAACAATATCTAGCATCGTAGGAACATATTCTCCGGGGCTATGTCCATAATTCAATTCAAGCATTGTTGTTAAGTTTCCATAACTAAATGAATGACCAACTTTTCTTACATAAAATAACAAATTTCTATCCTCAATATAAACAACATCTCCTGGTTGATAATATTCATTGTATCCAGCAACACTTACCGTTCCTTGTAAAATATTTTTGCGAGCCTCTAATAATGTAGCAACTGCAAATGGCGCACATTGACTATCTGGATCGCTAAAATATGGGGCCTCAATTGATTTTGAAGCTCTAAACCCATATTGATACCACATATCATAATCTACAGCATACGCAGATGTAATAGCGTTACCACCAGATGATGTAGCAAGATTACTCGGAGGATCTAAGAAGCCCTGTCCAAACAAACCATTTACAGATACCATTGTATATGGAGGTGGGTTTTCTGAAATGGTCATACTAATAATTCTATCCGCGGTCAAAATATAACGACGTCCAGAACCGGGCCCCAAATCATCTACATCCTCATATTCAATCATATGCTCTAGAAATTGAGGAATTTGTGTTCTACGATTTAAATTAGGTGCAACAACCGCATTAACCGCACTATTATTGCTAGATTTAAATATATTTCCAGGACCACCTTGATTTTGACTATCGTTGCTTATATCTGGATTATTTAAACTAACACCCTCTTGTAGATTCTTTATTGCATTTAATACTGACTTTAATAATGTTTGGCGCTGTGAAACAAAAGTTGCTATCTGTGTAATTATACCAACCTTACCAACCTGATTCGTAGCTTGTGATATATTTGGAGGTTGCTGTCCTGTTTTAGTCAAAAGTCTATTACTAACAACATTTATTCTTTGTGCCTGTAACTGAGGATTAATATTTGGATTAAAGCTAGTAAATACGCTGGCCTGAATACTTGGTGTAAACAATCGTGTAAATTTAACTAAGGTAGAAATTTTCTGTTCAAAACCACCTAGGCTCTGAAGAAAATTTTGTTGTGATTGGGTATCTGGGTTTGCTTGTAAAGATATTTGTTGTAGATTAATTACACCACTATCAGAATTAGTTAAAAATCCAAAGGTATCTGATTTAACACCTTGTAAAACCCCGCCACTAAGAATAAGCCTAATAATATCATCGTCAGTAATGGCACCCAAAGCTATGGCTCTCAAACGAATCTGATCTTCAATAATCTCAATCTGATCAAATATACCCTGAACCTGATTGTAATATAAACTCTCCAAGAAATCAGGAAATACCTTAGCACCTGTCAAATCCCTATCCTTGAACATTTTATAGAATACAGTACTTGGAACTTTATTGTATCCTGGTGGGCGAACTTGAATATGACCTTGTGTATTAGCAAAACATTCAAGTCCTAACAATTTTCTTACTGTAGAGATTTGTTCTCCAATAGATTGATAATGACTGTTGAACAATTCTATTTTACCAGAGAGTTTTCTTTCAAAAGCCTGAATATCAAAATTCTTATCATATTGGTCGTCAACAATAAACAGATTCTTATCCTGATTTGCTCTTACCTGCCAAAATCTTCTAGCTGTTAGTGCAAACAACTTTTGTCTCAATAGAAGTGCTTGATGTTGCTGTTGTGCTGGGGTGTTTCTTGGATTATTTGTATCAGTAAGTGTTGGATCTGAATTTATTTCATTACCAATTACAGTTAAACCAACATCTGGATTGTCCGTAAGACTAGAACTAAAATCTTGTTGATCGCTTGCAATTTGATCTGTAAGTGATTTAATTTTTGTTTGAAGCGCCATATCAGCAGCTTGAGTAATTGGATCTGCTTGGGTTGGTGGGTTTATAAGATCACCCTGGTGCTGCATCATTAGCTGATCTTTGGCACGTGCTAATTCATTTATTTTTTGAGAAAGCGCTGTGTTTTTTGTTACAAGATCAAGCCGCTGTTGAGATACAAACTGATCAACCGCAGGATTAATTACCAATTGTTTATGAGGTACAAAATTTCCCCAAACCAAATTAGATCTCTCAATATCAGCAAGCAAACCCTGAATATACGAAGCCGCAGCCGGAAGATTATTCAACCCATCTCTTGCGCCCAAAGAGTTTCCGTTATCAATAGCAGCTCTTAGAAATGTATTATAATTGTATGGTATTCCTGTTATAAGCATAGAAATAACATTCATAACATCTTGTCCGGCAAATGGACTATTGGTTAAAAGAACAGATCTTTCCTGATCAATATCAACCTGCTTGTTTGGTCTTTTTGTAAATGTTAATGATTGTATTCCCTGCTTCCATCTGTATACCAACCCCGCAGGATCGTGTAATACTTTGTTAAAAGAATCGAATGATATTTCGTTTGGTGGGTTTGTATATAGGGTATTATCTGCCAACGATCCTTTTTTAGGACCGCTTCTAAATGTTAACATACCGCTTTGGAGTAAGTCTTGGTTTTCTTTTAATAGCGGAGGAAAATCACCGGTCCCTATTTCTGTCATAGAGGCTCCGGTTGCTGCATCAAAACTAACATCAAACGGAGTTAAAGGATCGTAGATTGAGGCATTAAAAATATCAGCAGATGGTTTGAAATTAACTACGCTCTTATCAAAGTATCCAGTATGATCTTCGCAACTAACATTAATAGTCCATTTTCCATCGCTCCAACTACCACTTACTCCTTGATTTCCCTTACCTACAAGACCAGAGAAAATACAAGGTCCAGTAGGTTGGTTAGTAATATCTTGTCTAAACAATCTCCACAACCATCTTGGCATATCTGGACCAACAATACTTAGACGTTCAAGATCATCAAATGAAATGGTGTTTTCATCGCTTGTAAGATTTTGTAGAGATGTATTTATATTTTTAATTATTGTATCAAACTTTTGAGCAACACCTAATCCTAATTCATTTTGTTGCTTTTTGAATCCACCAGGCATATTGGAGTCTTCGCCTGTTCTTGTTGTCATCCAAATAGAAATTGTATCCATTGGTTGAATAATATATTTACCATTAAAGAATAAACGCATTCTGTTACGAGCATAATTATTCTTTAATGTTCTTGATTTTAATTCACGTTGCGATGTTTCATTTTGAGCAAGCATCGTGAATATATCTGAAATAATCTGGGAAAAAGTGCTATGCTCTGATGGTGTTAATTGATTATTTTGACCAATATTACCACTAGGATTTCCGGATAAAAACTTAGGATCAATCTCGACAGTACCAGTAGAAAACACATTGGCAATAGATGATGTAACACTTTTGGCATTACCTATACTTGATAAGAAACTATTAATTCCAGTGCTATATGTAAATATGATCTCTACGCCTTCATCATCTAAAATTGCACGAACCCTCTGAGATAATAAGGTTCCTGGGCTTGTTTTGAAGCTTATTTGGCTAGCACCTCTGGCTTGTCTGGCTACTGCAAGCTGACCCTTTAAAGCATCTATTTGTTTAAGAAGTTCGTTTTGAATGAAGATAAAATAATTACCAGTTCTCATTGGATTGGTAACATCAGTTAATGCCTGATCAATATCAGCTTCTGTTACCGTAAGTAGGTTGTATGGATCTTCTATTGTTAGAGTTGCTCCGCCTTCACCCCATTCCGTTGATACATCTGTTTTTACTGAAGAAATATTTGTTAATTCGAATGTTCCAGTACCCTCTCCAATATCTTTTCCAAACACAGCATCATAATCATTTGTTGTCCAATTGCTATATTGTCCAGGTTGTGAATATGACATAACCTTTCTAAGTTTTTCTATAGCGGCTTGTGTTTGTGGAGTAATCCCAATCAAACCCAAAAGATCACTGTTTTGATCAACTAAATTTAATAATGATGGTGCCAAAAATGTATTAAATGTTCCAGTATCAACAGTTAATTGTTCTATTTTTGTTAATTTTTCATATGCTGATAATAAACGACATTTATTTTGGAATAATCTTTTTGATGCAGTAATTAAAACTCTTTCTTTTTCTTCAAGAAAATCTAATCTTGAATTATCAATAAGAGTAGAAAACATTCTCTTTTTAATAACAACATAAAAATCAGGTTGTTGAAATAACACAGATCTTTTTCTTGGTCTTATATCTCTAATAAAACCATCTTCAATATATGTTCTTTCTGCTGTTTGATCTATTTGATTAGCAAAAGCACCCAGGCCCTTGTACGCACCATCGCCAGAAACACTATCTAATGAATGAGATGTGTTTTCTCCAATCGCAAATTGATTGTTTATTATGCCGCCAAGTGAACCTAAAAAAGACATTTGTTACCATTTTTGTATATATCAGAGCGGCCGGGAACTTTTCAAAGCCTGATCAATTGTTTTTGGTACTAATTGAGCATTTGTTTCATTAAGCCTTCTTTGTGGGGTTGGGCTATTTAAAGCAGATAAAGAATAAGGGGTTCCAAAAAGAGGATCTGAGTTTGAGGGTCCATTAACTGCGCTTCGGTGCCAGGGCATAAAGTTCAACCTAAGTCCGCGTTTCTGTGTTACTGTAAATTGTAAATCATAATCAAATAATCCTAAGTTTGTAGCCGACTCACTAACACTCATAGAATTAAAATAACCACGAAATACCCAACCAGACCAATACATCTCAGTCTGAAAAGCTATTGATGCTAGTGTTGGTCTTGGTTGCAACGGATCCACATTTCCGGTTTTAATAACATTATTTGCTTGGTTGAGTAATGAATTGACCCCTGCACCAACTAAAGATCCAATATTTTTTAAACCAGCACCTATTGTTCCAAAAATACCATTACTCATCGAAGCTTGGTTATGAGCAGCCTCGGCAGCCAAAGCAAGAGCATCAAAAGCTACCTGCTCATTTCTATAAATATCATACAAAACATTTATTCCTTCAACACCAGAAGAACCAGTTGTTCCATTAATAGCAATTGTACCAAGCTCTTCTCCCCAATATTGAACTATATAACCACCACGAGTTCTAACGGCCGAGGGTATATGTTTTTTATAATTATATTTTATACTCTGTGGGTTTATATACATTTCCACAACACCCAACTCAGGCAAAAACCAACGAACCATATTTCTTTGAGCTGTTGCAAGTCTTGAATTAGGAATTTTGGCTTGTGCAATTTGTGAACCGCTAGGAGATGGTATTATAGATAATCCATTAAATCCGCTAGTGTTTTGAGGACTTCCATCAAGATTATTCACTGCACTTTGTAATAAGCTAACCATTTATTATCTCCCCATAAGGCTTTGGCCTAAAGTACCAGCTTGATTTTCTTGAATATTCTTCTTTACAATTAAATCTATTTTCTTATCAAGCTCAGGAATAGTAAGTGTGATTGGCATGAATTCAAATGGTGCAAATTTAAGTGGTTCATTACCGTGTGTTGTGCCTCTTATATCTCTGCCTTGTCCTGGTAATGTAAAATCTGTATGTGCTGGTGGTGGTAACATTGGCCTATGCAAATCAGAAATACCAGCGCCAATTCCTGGAGTCGGTACATAATTCTTACCAACACTTGTAAGATCATCATGCTTAACTGCCGTTACCCCTCCCATTATTCCCATTAGTTTTTCACTAGCGCTGCGCTGATCTGTTTTATCTGTTTTATCAAATAATTTTGTAATCTTATCAGCTAATGGTTTAACAAAGCCCTCAATTGGTTCAAGAGCTTTCTTTGCCGTTTCATTAATATTATCTTTAACATACATCTCTTCGCCGCCAGGACCTCTTGATTCACCACCCCTCGACAAAACATGCACCCCTGTTCTTCCAGATGCATCACCAATCCGTTCACCTTTAAATAACTTGCTTTGTAAAATTTCTTTATAATATGCATCTTGTGTCGTACGTGAAAGCTCAAAACTCTGATACATTTTCATGAACTCGTTTTTTGTTTGCTCTTGCTCATCAGCACCTCTCTTAATATTTGTTTCTAATACCTTATTTTTATCATCAGCACCGCCACCTGGTTTTAACATATCCATAACACCAGATTTCATCGCCTCCAAAATACGATATGCATCACGATCATCTTTTGCTACACCAGCCACCTGAGTTAAATATTGAACCTGCTTATAAAACTCTCCAGCAACAGCAGGGTTTTCGGCAGCATCTTTTAATGTAAGAACTTGACCACCAAA